GCTCCATCTTTGGAAACAGGTATTTGCTAACTGAATCCACAGAATACTTAGCCACGTCAATGGTGTTATTAATAGCCATCTTGGCAAATTGTGTTTGTGAGTCAATGTATGCGTGTGCCGCTTTGTTCAGTGCGGGATCTTTGAAAATCTGGTCGGCAACGATCTTTTTGGTATTTTGAAAACTTTCGATATAAAAGTGTGGTGAAAACATAACTCCTCCTTGTGTGTTTGTGTATGTATTATTATATAGTCCTGCGGGGTAAAAATCAAGAGTAAACATGACTAAAATCTCCGATCCTGTTCTATGAGCTCTATCATCTTTTCACAAGCTTCCCAGTCAACGAATCTACGCACAACTCTAAATCCGTATGGTGTGATGCTTTTAAGTATGATATCGTCCTCGTCAAATTGTGCTATTGTAGTGATGTAGCCCCATTGATTACGCCAAGGGCCCCATTTTTGATATGGAACTTCTTTAAACTCGTATACCATGATTAATTACGGTATAGATCCTGTGCTTCTTTATATCTACCGTTACGGGCTAGGATTGAGGCTGCTCGGGCTCTGCCCATTGATTCTAGGATATCCCAGAATTCTTTTATGATTTTTTTGAACATTACTGTCTCCTTGTGTGTATTAGTATTTATACTGATATTTGTGCGGCCGCATATTTACGAAATTAGAAATAGATTGTAAAATAGGTTAAATATATCATAGGGTAATTATTAATATGAAAATAAGCACACGATCGATCCTACAGGAACTTAATCAAGTTGCTTCTGTTAGGAACGCAGACGCTGTTATTGAAAGCAGGGCTACAAATATTATCAATTCTGCTATCAATCTAATAGAGTCTATGAAAAAGCAGTATGATCCAGAAATCGCAGATGAACTGGAACGTAGATTGTTAAATGCTATTCGTGGGCAGGATCCTGCTAAATTTACCAGAGGAATACGTAAAGTTACCGAAGCACGAAAAACCAAGAGAAAGTTGGAAGAAAACAAAGATGATTGATTTATTCGAAGGCGGCAATGTTTTTAAGACTGCTGATAAACAACCTATTACACAGCGTATCGCCACCAAAGACGTGCCCGGTACTGTTGAATTCCTAGAAAAGATTACTGGTTTAGATTTTACTAAAGAAGTTGACCCGGAAGATAAAAAACCAGTCAAATGGTTAGGTACTACAGGACGCAAAGAAGATCCAGACGGAACATTTGAGCTTAATAGTTCTGGAGATCTAGACCTTAGCGTAGATGCTAGAGAGATTACCAAAGAAGAGTTAATCGCAAAACTGGTTGACTGGTGTAGAACTAATGGAATATCAGACGAGGAAATCTTTAACAAAGGCACAAAGAAAACCGACGGTTGGATAAAAGACGCAGGCGATAACGTACATTTCAGAACTCCTATTCTAGGAGATCAGACTAACGGGTTTGGGCAGACAGATTTCATGCTAACTGTAAATCCTTTATTCCAACAAGGATCGATGATAGGCGGTAGTGGTCAGTATCGTGGCGAACATAGACATATTGTTTTAAGCAGTCTTGCTCGTGCTAGAGGATTTAAATATAGTCCTAAATTTGGTCTACTACACGGCGACACTGAGGAACCAGTAGAGAACGGAGATGATTGGAACACTATCGCTAAACAGTTACTGGGTCAGACAGCTACGATCAAAGATGTTAAGAGTGTAGATAGAATCATCGCTTATATTATTAAGTTACCTAACTACGAAGAATTAGTTTCGGCTGCGAGAGAAACACTAGCCAAGCAAGGAGTTAATTTGCCAGTCAAGGAAGCCTTTGAGAGTTATCGTCCAGGCAGCATCGGGTGGATGCGTCAAATTATAGATATCTGCAAATGAGAGCATTTGAATTTTTAACAGAAAAATGGAGCGACAAATACAAACGCTCTATTAATTGTGCTGACCCTAAAGGTTTCAGCCAGAAGGCACATTGTGCCGGCCGCAAGAAAAACGAATCGATAAACGAAGCAGAACCTGTCGTTCCAAAAAAGAAAGTGGGCCGTGAACTACAACATTCAGAAGATCTAATTGTCGTAGACGGATCTAAAGGTGCTCTAGAGGCATTGGACGAATTAGCCATAATGGCAAAAAATGTAGATGATGTAACAGTCAAGTGGGACGGATCTCCAGCTGTATATTTTGGTAGAAACGAAGCAGGAGCATTTGTGCTCACAGATATCGCTGGATTTGGAGCGAAGAGGTATGACGGTAAAGTAACCAGTGCCGATGACCTAGAAACTATGTTGTTACGTAGGGGCAAAGAAGTAGATGATACACGTAGACAGTTCGCAGGTAGTATGAAAGGTCTGTGGGATAAGTTTGCTCAGATGGTTGAACCTGGTTTCAGAGGCTACGTAAAGGGCGATTTACTATATTATTCACAACCACCTAAAGATGCTACCGGTGATTTTGTTTTTACTCCAAATATTGTAACATATAATATTCCTGTAAATTCGTCTATAGGTAAAAAAATAGCACAAAGCCAGGCTGGTGTAGTAGTTCACAGATATATAGACTTTAATGGTAACTCTACCCCTATACAACTACCCATGAAAGGATTAAAACAACAAGGACCTGTGATGATACAAGGACCTGTGACCGTAAATATCCTGCCTAGTATAGATGAAGCAAAATTAAAATCTCTACGTCAGTATATCACAAGCCGTGCCGGAGAAATTGATAAGCTGTTAGATGATGATCAACTGGCTGCTGATAAGATGGGAGACTTTAAAAATATTCTCTACAGATTCGTAAATGAACAGACAGATACTGGCAGTTTTTCTGGGCTTAACAAACGATTCTTAAGTTGGGTGAACAGTGATGCTAAAATCAGTAGTCCAAAAAAAGCAAAAATACAAGAATATGTCAAATCGCATTCTGGTGCCTTTGAAGCAATGTTTACTATCGTTGAGCAGATAATGGCCATCAAGGACGATATCATAGATCAGATAGATCAACAGACAGAAATCAAAGCTAGCATAGCAGGTAAACGCGGCGGCGAGGGGTATGTAAAAAGCAATAGCAACATGAAACTAGTACCTAGACTACATTTTACCGCAGCAAATCGTGCCAAAACACGCTGATCTCTCCTAGTTTTTCCAATCCCGACTAAATAATTGTACAATGATCCCTGTGAGCCAGGGACTTGGCAACCAAAGGAGAACTATTATGCCATCATTAGTCGGAACAACAGTAGCAGCAAATTTTGAACAGATCGTTAATACACAAGGTATTGGCGGCAAAACTATTATCGCAACAATCGTAAAAGATTCTGGCGATATGACAGAAGCACAGTTAGTTGAAGTGCTAAAAGCCTTAACTATCGCAGGCGGTAGCGGATCGGGCAGTGACGTTAACGGACCAGACGCTTTCACAGTAGTTGGTATCGCTGACTTCGACGGTACAGATCCAGTTTATGTAGCATTACAGGGTACAGGAACCCTACCAACTGCTCCAGTAACTGGTTTCACAGTTGCAGCAGTTGCTACATTTAACCTAGCAACTTAATATTTCCTAGGGATGGGAAGTAAAGGCCGGATTTATTCCGGCCTTTTTTTATCTGCTTAAATAATAGCAGATTATGAATCGATATCGTATAACCACTTTGGTAGACATTACTCGCAGCAGAGCCACACGTTCAGACACTGACGAGTTAAAATATAATCAACAGAGTAACTTTAATACTCTGTTACAGGTCATTGGTCTACGTGCTAACATAGCCACTGACTTAGATCCAAAAGTAACTGAAGGTAGGCTTCCCGAGCCGTGGAAAGGAAGAGGAGCTTATTGGATATACGAATTTGAACCGGAAAGAGCTGACGGCTTTTTAGACGGTGATAATCCTGTAGGACACCTCATCAATGATCTAAATGGCGTACCTATTATCGATAAACTAAATAATACTATAGATTTTAATCTGCCTGCGTTCATTACCAAAGGCAACGATTTTAATACCACAATTGAAATTTTGGATTAATCGGATAAATATTTCTATATAGGCACATTAAGGCGTTTCTAACTTAGGCACATGGCTCGGAGCGAGCACCTGACTTAACATACAAGGAATATTAGCCAGAATGGCCACAACCGCAGAACGACTAGGTGTAGTTGAGACTAAAGTCGCTAACCTAGATGAAAAATTAGACGATCTAAAAGTAGATGTTAAAGAAATGCACGATTGTCTCGATCGTACAGGAGAAACTCTCTCCAAGACGCTGGCAGACATGAGAGCGGAAGCTACCAGTCAGCATAACGAATTAGCTGACAAAATCAAAGATTTAGAAAAACACAAACAGAAATTAATGAGCTATGGTATGATCGGCCTAGCCTTTATAGCTGGACTGGGTTGGACTGGACAATTAAGCATCCAGACAATCTTCAAGTTCTTTGGACTATAAAATATACGCACTTAAATAAAGGACCATAGGTCCTTTTTTTATGACTAAAAACATTCAGCAAAGACTCGATACAGTCATTGCTAGAGTTAATAAAAAGCTTCAACAACAAGAACAAGTAATCCCTAAAAAAACGGATAAAGGAATCCTTGTTGGCGATGTACTGATAGAAAGTTCGGGTGCGTTAAAAAACATCTATCATCGGGATCGTTTGATATTCACTGAAGTGAGTCTTAATAAAGTAGCGATCAAAGTAGCCAATTTAATGGCCATAGACGAAGTCCGATATCAGCAAAAGATAGATCAGCTGATACTGCTAGATTCTAAGTTCGGCTCAGCATTAGCAGAATATCAGATGTTCAAAGATAGATTATCTAAAGCACATAAGGACCAGGACCAGTTCCGTATAGACATGTATCTAGCCCGCTTAGGGTACGCTAAATCTTCGGCAGAATATTGGAAAAAGCAAGCCCTAAGTTTGGCCGGATAAGTAATAAATATATGATAATCCTGGATGGGCAATTATGAAAACAACAGAACTCTTTAAAAAAGCAAATTCGCAAAAGATCAACGAGACTTTTGAAAAAACATTTGGTCAGCGTATCAGCTTAGAAAATTACACCTTAGATCAACTAGAAGATTCACGCAATAGGCTTAGGACTCAACTATATCAGTTCAAGCAAAGCTCTGGATTTAATGAAACTGTGGAAAACGAAGACTATTCTCGTGCCCAGTGGATGCTAGATGCTATCAATGCTGAAATTTCACAGCGTGGTGAAGTTGCTATGGAAAGCCCAGAAGGAAATCTAGAACCCCAAACAGGAGAAGAAATGAATACTCAAGTGAGAGAAAGTGCTACAGACAAGGCCAGTGCTGTAGTTACTGCCAAATCTATGGTAGACCGAGTTGGCCGCTGGATCGAAGATCTAGCACAGATGGAAAATGATCAATTGTTAGAGTTGGGCGATGTCATCCGCGACGAGATGGGACAAGAACAAGCCAAAGCATTTGTTACACAGGTAGCACCTGCTATCCAAGCAGCTCTAGAAACATTAAAGACAACACGTGAAGCTCTAAGTTCTGGTGTGCGTGTACTTTCAGGCGACGAACAGCCAGCAGACATGTTAGGTGCCGAACCGGCTGCCGACGCAGGTAATGAGCCTAGCGATGATCTAGGAGACTTAGGTGCTGAACCAGCTGCTCCGGACGAATTAAATTCTACAGATACATTGCCTCCCGAAGATGATTTCGCAGCCGCTGAACCGGCAGCAGGCGGTCCTGAGGAAGCAGGCCGTGCTAAAAGAGAAAGCATCGACAGACAAAATCGACTATTGAAAGTTTTAGCAGGATAATGAAACTAGTCGAATTTACATCACAGCAAGAACAAGAAAAGCTGGATGAAATATTGCCGGCTCTTGCCGCTGTTGGCGGAACATTAGCCAGAGGTGCTGCCATGGCAGGTAGTGCTGCTCTTAGGGGTGCTGGTGCTGCTGCTTCTGCTATCGGTAGAGGTGCTGTACAGGCTACTAAAGCAGTAGGACAAGGAGTTGCTAAAGCCGCCCCTGTGGTAGGTAGAGGTTTAGCCAAAGGTGCTCAAGCCGCTGCCAGAGGGGCTGGAAATCTAGTAGGTCAGGCCGCAGGAGGTCTAGCCAAAGGAGCCATCCAGGGATTCCAAGGTGGAGGGTCAGGACAAGATCAACAAATGACTACCCAACAACAGAAACAACAACAGCAACAACAACAGGCAGCAGCAAAAGGTCAACAAGATCTAGTGAAGCAGATTAAAGATTTAGAAAATGCTCTCGCTGGTATTAAAAAGACAGCAGGTGTATAATGAGAATATTTGAATTCGACGATTCTGCTGATCCAGGCCGCGAGTATGCTATTCGCATCAGAATGGCATTGCGTAACCTAATAGGAAGATCCGCCAGCAAAGGCCAGGCCGCTAACTATAATTGGGCCTTTCTTAATAAATTACCAGAACTAAAAGGATTGAAATTAGATCAGGAAACTTTCGCCAAAGTCTATGACAGGTATCCTATGGTTCAAGGATTAGTAGCGAATTTTGAACCTAAAGGTATCAGCCTAAAGGTTCCTGGCGTAAGCCAAGAAAAGGAACAACCTGGCTCAGATATTGATAAATCTAAAGAGAAAGTCAATCAAGCAGCCGCTTCAGCAGCACCTAAACAATTGGCAAAAGCGGCTATTTGATTTTTATCAAATATCTGTTATAATTGCTAAATGAATCTAATCGAAACAATCAAACCCCCACCTTTTGTAGAGAAATTCCAATACAAAAACTGCCAACAGATCAACGATCCTGTTACTCGCAAACGTGTTTATCTTACACCCGACGGCGAAAGCCTCCCTTCAGTGACTACTATTCTCAGTGCTACCAAAGACATGACAGCACTTAACGAATGGAAGAAAAGAGTAGGTGAACAAAAAGCCAAAGAAATAACCACAGAAGCTGCAGGTGTTGGCACGGCCATGCACAGCAATCTAGAACGATTCATCGCAGGCCTACAGAGACAGCCCGGTAATGCTCCCGTACATGTACAGGCTAATAAGATGGCCGATCAGATTATCCTCAATGGTCTCAAAGATGTCGATGAAGTGTGGGCCATGGAGCAGAGCTTGTATTTTCCTGGACTATACTCGGGTACTACAGACCTGGTAGCAGTCTACAAAGGAAATCCCTCAGTCTGCGATTACAAACAGACTAACAAGCCTAAGAAAGAAGAGTGGGTCGAGGATTACAAAATACAGCTAGTAGCCTATATATTAGCACATAATGAAGTCTACGGTACAGACATTCGTGAAGGGCATGTGTTTATGTGTAGTCGCAACTGCGAATATCAACAGTTTGATCTGTTACCCAACGATTTTAACAAATATCAAGACCTTTGGTTAGGTAAGGTAGAAGAATACTACGCTGCTAGTAGATAAATACCCTATACAAGGGAAATTCATCTATGGCTGTCGTACAGATATCTAAAATACAGGTCCGCAGAGGACGCAAAAACGGCGAATCTGGTATTCCGCAATTATCCGGTGGTGAGCTAGCATGGGCCGTTGATACCCAAGAATTGTTTATAGGTAATGGTTCAGTAGCAGAGGGAGCTCCTGCTGTTGGTAACACCAAAGTTCTAACAGAACAGGATAATCTACTAGATCTTATCGAATCTTATCGATTCGCTCGTAATGAACCTAGTATCACTAAATCTGTTTTTAGAACACTACAAAACAAATTAGACGACAGGGTCAATGTCAAAGACTTCGGAGCCGTCGGAAACGGTATCGTCGACGATACCGAATCTTTTCAAAATGCCCTTAATGAACTTTTTAGAAATGTAGACGCAGAATATCGTAAAGAACTATTCGTACCTACAGGGCACTATAGGATAGCTAGTCCTTTAAAAATTCCTTCATACGCTACTGTAATCGGCGAATCTCAAGTCGGTGCGGTAATCATTGTAGATGATACATCCATCGGTTTAACTACTACAAATGGTACACTAGCAGCATCCTTCGAGTCATCAGACAGACCACATGATATTATTTTTAAACAAGTATCATTTAGATTCACTACAGGACATTTTGATCTTTCGGGAATGAAAGATGGATTATTTGAACGTTGTACTTTTCAAGGTACTTTACAGACACTAACTGATGCCGCTACAGCCTCGGCTACTGATCCGATGATCTATGTTTCAAATACAGAAAAAATTGGAACTACGATAGATGGAATCACATTCAAAAATTGTAAATTTGAAAAGAGTTATAGAGCATTACAATTTGATCAAGTACAACCTTTTAAGAGCAATGTAAATTTTATGGGCAGCGAATTTAGATTATTAACTGCTGCCATCGAAGTCAACGGAGTAACAGGGCAATCCAATGATTGGTATATCGACGACTGCTACTTTAATGAGATAGCTAGGTATGCCTTTAAATCTGATTTTGGTTCTAATGTAAAAATAACTAGAAGCAGATTTAGACGCTGCGGTAATGATGATTTGCTACCCGCAGTTCCTAGCAGCGGTATTATTATGTTCGGACAGATAGGTAATAACAGTGTTATTGATTGTTCTTTTGATAGACATGCCGCAGCTTACACTACTATTCTAGTAGACGATGACAGATTAGCTTACCCAGAAGTTCTTAACGGAAGCAAAGTTACTATCACAGATGAGATAACTCAGAATCTTTATGTGTCATTAGGCCCTGTACCTCTAACTATGTTTTCGTCCTTAAACTCACATACACGATTAGATTACACAATTTCTTTTTCAAATGGCTCTGCTAGGTCTGGAACACTAGACATAGTAGTAGGTGATAGTTTCGCTGGGCCAATTATTACTGATAGCTATAGTAGTACCTGCGGCGATGCTAGACCTGAAACAATAGAATTTTCTGTTCGATTAGTTTCGAACAGCACAGAAATCGCCGGTGCTGAAACTATGATTATAGATTATAAGAGCCCATCGGCAGACCTCGTTCCGGATACATTTAGGTATAAAGTAAGTTACAGTGTTTGATCTAGATCAAACTTCCAGACTCAAGGTCTGGTGGGAGTTTCGACAATCGCTCGAAATTTCAAAACATCCTCTAGAGGATGTAGCACTCTTTTGGAGTAGAGCTCCATTTGTCTATAGATATTTAGATCCAAATTATCCTTCCGAATGGCCCGATCCTTGGCATTTAATTCTAGATAATAAGTACGATGACCTTGCTATTGCATTAGGTATGTGCTATACTTTGACATTAACAGAACGTTTTAAGAGCCAAAAAGTAGAGATACATACGTCTATGTTTTCCGGAGAAGGTAGAAACATTGTAGTAGTAAACGACTATGATGTGCTTAATCTTTTCCATAGAGAAGTTACTAACACGGGCGAGCTCACACATGGATCTAATAAGATTTGGCCAGTATGAGGAAGTTATAAATACTACCTCAACATTAAAAGAAAGAAAACCAGAGGCGAGAATGAACGATAGTATAGTTGTAGTAAAGAGAGACGGATCTAGAGAACCATTGACACTGGAAAAGTGGCAGGCACAAATCACTAAAGTATGTAGCGGAATAGCAGATGTCAGTCAGAGTATGATTGAGATTAAAGCCAGTCCGCATTTTTATGATGGTATCACGACTACAGAAATCGATTCGTTAACCCTTAGAGCTATCGTAGACTTAATCGACATCGAACACAATCCCGACGTAGGTCACACAAATTATCAGTACGTAGCAGGTAAGCAACGTTTATCAATGTTGCGAAAAGATGTATATGGCCAATATAACCCTCCCCACCTCTACGAAATCGTCAAGAAGAATGTTTCGGTAGGATTGTACACTCCAGAACTTCTCGAATGGTATTCGGAAGATGATTGGAACAAGATGGACGAGATCATAGATCACGAAAAAGACGAGTTGTATTCGTATGCTGCCATCGAACAGTTGATTGAAAAATATTTGGTGCGTAATCGTGCCACTAAAGAAATCTACGAAACACCGCAGATTCGCTACATGATAGCAGCAGCTACAGTGTTTCACAAAGAAGAGCCCAATGGTGCTCGTATGCGTTACATTAAGGAATATTATAATGCAGCTTCTGACGGTCTATTTACTCTCGCAACTCCTGTTCTTGCTGGCCTTGGGACCCCTACAAAACAGTTCTCTAGTTGTGTACTCATTCGTAGTGATGATGATCTTGACTCCATTTTTGCTTCTGGAGAAATGATGGCCAAGTATGCCAGCAAACGTGCTGGCATTGGTTTAGAAATTGGCAGACTACGTCCACTAGGTAGTCCTATCCGCGGCGGCGAAATTATGCATACCGGTATGATCCCGTTCCTTAAGAAATGGTTCGGGGATTTACGTAGTTGTTCACAAGGAGGTATTCGCAATGCTAGTGCCACTGTATTTTATCCTATTTGGCATTATCAGTTTGATGATCTTATTGTTCTTAAGAACAATCAAGGAACAGACGAAACCCGAGTCCGTCATATGGATTATGGGGTTGTGCTTAGTAGTTTCTTCTGGAGAAGATTCCGAAACAAAGAAAACATAACTTTCTTTGATCCTAATGAAGTTCCAGATCTCTATGAAGCATTTTATCAAAACACTGAGCGTTTTGAAGAATTATACGTTAAGTACGAAAAACGCAAAGACTTAAGGAAGAAAGTCATCAGTGCTGAAGAAGTTTTCAAGGGTGGTATACTGAAAGAACGCACGGATACAGGTCGCATCTATTTGGTCTTCATCGACAATGTCATGAATCAAGGACCATTTGATCCTGAATATCATACGATATATCAGAGTAACCTGTGCTGTGAGATCCTATTACCCACACGTCCCTTTAAACGACTCGACGACGACAGTGGTCGCATAGCGTTATGTACACTGGGATCTATCAACTGGGGATCGTTCCGAAATCCAGAGGACATGCGTAGGGCTTGTCGTATCCTACAGCGTAGCCTGTGTAACATCCTTGACTACCAAGATTTCTTATCTATTCAAAGTAAGCTGAGCAACGACGAGATACAACCATTAGGGATTGGTGTAACTAATCTAGCCTACTGGCACGCCAAGCGTGGTCTGAGATACGGTGATAAAGATTCACTGGCAGAGGTAAAGTCGTGGATGGAACACCAGGCATATTATCTAACCGAAGCTACAGTAGAGTTAGCTAAAGAGCGTGGCCGCTGTAAAGACAGTGATCGTACATGGTACGGTCGCGGGATATTTCCGTGGGAGCGTAGAGCCAAAGGAGCAGATCAACTTGCTGACTTTTCTCCAGAATTAGATTGGGAACCCCTACGTAAGGAGATGAAAGAATATGGTGTACGAAATGCTACTCTTATGGCTATTGCTCCAGTTGAGTCTAGTAGTGTTGTTATTAATTCTACAAATGGA